CTCCACCTAATATAGGAAAAATAGGGAAATTAGATAAAGCTTGTGCAGAAGCCATACCTGAATTAAATGTAGCTTTAACTTTTGATATAGGTCTGTCGTATCTAAAAACTTGACCTGCTAAAAATTGTCTATTAAAAAAAGAACCTTTTTGTAGCCCAATGTATTCAACAAAAACATTACCAGTTGTTGAGCTACGAACTCTAAGTTCTGCACCACCTGAACCAACAGTAAAGTTTATTTGCCCACTCTCTGACAATAATGTAACAGCACCCCCTCCTTCAAATTTTTCTATGTATGTAGATAAATCATTTTCAGAATAACTAAGACAATATTGACCTTGTGCTAAATCAATGTATAGAAAAGATGATGTTAGTGCAATATTAAATTTATTATTTGTTATTGAAGTACAAGAACCATTTGATTGCCAGTTTTGATTACTATCTGTATAATCTTGAGGTTCTAAAATCCAATAATCATTTATAAATCCACTATCTTGTGTAGGGGTTACACTTGAGTCATTCTGTGCATTTTGCCTATTGTCTACAACTTCATTTGCAATATTAATTAAAAAGTTAGGATTTTTAGCCTTTAATTTTTGTATTAATACTGTGTTTTCCGTGTAATTATAAGGTTGTATACAATATAGTTTACCATCTGCAAGAAAAACTTTTAAACCTAATGATTTAAGAATTTCTTTAAATGCTTTTGATTTTTTAAAAAGACCAATACTGTCACCTCCACCTTCAAATGCCATTGGGTTGGCAGCAAACATAGCTAATTTATTTTTGTCGTCTGCGTAAGAAAATTGTCCTGGTGCAGTCCATCTAAAATTTGTATATATAGATAACTCGTCATCGCTAAGAGGAAAAACATCATCATCCCAGTTGTTTGATACAATTTTAGAAACTTCTACATAATATTCTAGTATTTTACTTACTGCATAGTCTTGTGTATCTATTACAAAATTTTCTTTATTATTAACTACCTCACCTAAAAAATCATTTGCTTTTAGTGAAGTAACAAAAGGGTAGTGTTGATTCTCTTTAGCATCGAAACCTGCATTTAAGTTACCCCACCAATAAATAACAAAATTTCTTCTTATTACTACAAAATGTTCACCATCAGGTGATGAAAGTATGCTATCTACAAAAGTTTCGTCACTAGAGTTACTAACCATAAAAGGTATAGTTACCTCAGAAGGCATTGTAATATCTTGCCTATCGTCACTACCTTTATATGATAATTTAAAACCCCCTTTACCCGTTTTAAACTCTACACTTGATAAAGAGCTATTTGATAAACTCCAAATTTCTATATCCCATCTAACACCTTTTTCAGAGTAAAACTTATTTACATAATTTTTATATGCCATTATCCTAGTGCGTTTCTATGTTTTGTAGCTCTATCAAATACAATTAGTAAATCTTCCCCTGAAATTCTTACATCAGGTATAACAGTACCACCAAATCCTCCATTAGGAATTATAGTACCTTTTTGTTGTGGCACAAATAATTCAGGACCTTGCTCACCAACAAGACTGAGTTTACCTAAAGGAGGCTGACCCCCGTTGGCAAAACTTCCACCCATCATTCCCAACATAGTATTTTGAAAAGCTGATAAACCTTGACCACCTGCCCCTACTGCACCTGTAGGTGCAATTCCTAAAGCAGATAGTATTGCTGTCATTATAAGTGCCTTTATAACCATTTTAGCCATCATTTTAAGTAAATCTTTAAATAGATTACCTAAATTTTTTACTGTTAATTCTCCTGACACTGCCATTTCAGCAAAAGAGTCTGCAAAAGCAGAAGATACATCTACAGCAAATCCAGTTAAAGTATCTCTTGTTTGTTGTATTTTAGAATTTAAGTTTGCGTCAAATTCATCAACTTGGGCAGTCATTTCACCTATAGTGTTAATCAGACTACCACCTGCTTCATTTGATATTTGACCTGGCTTAATAGGTGACAAACTAGGCATACCACTAAAGGTCATACCTTCTTTATTTATAACACCACTATCTAAATCTTTTTGTCTTTGGAAAGCCTCTTGCCTATCTAATTCTTTATTAATCGCTTCAAGTGCCTCTGCTTCTTTTTCTAATTCTTTATGAAGAGCAAAAGTTTCAAGCATAAAGTCGTGTTGGTCTTTTACCTTTTCCTTTATTCTTGCTTCATCTCCTAGGGTGTCTGCAAGAGACGATACTGCTGCAAATATAGCTGAACCTGCGAGTACATCAGTACCTATAAATGCTAAAGCAGCCCCTATAGCTTCAAATATTCCTACTAATATACCCCAACCTGTTGCCAATGGTGCTGCTAGTGCTGCTAAACCTGCTAATAATAATAAAAGTGGTCCTATTACTATAGCAATACCACCTATTGATACTATTAAGTCTTGAGTACCTCTATCTAGGGTAGCAAATTTATTCATCAACCTAGTAACAGTTTCTATCATAGGCATCATCATATCTGCTAATACTTCACCTATTTCTAGTTTAAAACCTTCAAATGCACTCTCTAACTTTTTAACCTTACCAAAGGTAGTATCACCCATAAGGTCAGCCATTTCTTTTAACCTAGTGGTATTGTTTTGATAAGAGTCTGCTAATTCATTAACTGCGTCTATGTTGTCTAATAATACAAGTAATTGGTTGGCTGCTGTAGTACCGACTAATTCTTGAGCATCATTTAAGGTTAGCTCTTTTTCAGCAGCAATAGCAAGAACATCAGAAAATTCTGTGCCAGTTTCATTTAACTTCATAAATATTTTACGAAGTCCCGTACCTGCTTTAGAAGCCTTAATACCATTATCCATTAAGACACCCATCATAGCAGATAAATGTTCTACGCTAACACCTACTGCGTTTGCTGATGCCCCTGCGTGACCGAAAGCTGTTGCAAATGTATCTAATTGTATTGATGAATCTGATGCTGCTGAAGCTAATGTGTTTGCTATATCTGCAGCGTCATTTGCTTCTAAGTTAAAAGCATTGATGTTAGCTGCTACAACTTCTGCAGCTAAAGATAAATCCTCACCTGTAGCTAGTGCAAGGTCTAATATAGACCCAGTCATATCTTCTATTGCAGCAGGGTCAAATCCTTTACGACCTAATACTAATTGTAAGTCTGATACTTGTTTTGCTGTAAATTGAGTTGTAGAACCTAAACGCTTCGCTTCACTTGTAAGCATACTAAACTCAGTGGCTGTTGCACCTGTTACTGCAGCAACCTTAGTCATTGAGTTTTCAAATTCAGCAAAAGTGTTAAATGCTTGTTTACCTAAAGCAGCTAAAGGTGCTGTAACACCAAAAGAAAGCATAGAACCTACACGAGCTGCTTGTGAAGCAAAACGTCCTATTGATTTGTTAGCTTGACCTAGACCTGTTTCTAATGCTTTTACATTAGCTGCTACAATTATTGATATAGTTTTTACTCCACCCATTTTAGATTTTTATTTTTTTAGGCTCTTTAATATTGTATCTTCTTAGAACATCTTTAATATGCTCTTCACTAGCAGTATTTTTTTTGACGGGTTTTTTATCCCAAGGGAAAGGCATTAAGTCTTTAGGTTTTATTTTGTGCTTAGAGTGAGGCAAAATAGAGCTATGTACAATCATTCTAGTTTGTTCCCAATTATTTTGCGACAGTTGCTCTTGATATTTTTTAAACCCTTTAAGCTTGTTGTTTAAGGAACGTGGAGTAAAATCATATAATTCATCATAATTTAACCCCAACATCCCTAATCCAACTTGTTCTAACTCATCCCAATCTGCCTCACTTGCATCTTCTATAACATCCTCTCCCTCTTCTACTTTCCCTTTTTTTGAGGTTGGTCTAATTGAAACGCTGAAAAGATTTCATTTATCTTACCAAAATCTTCATTATCTATCCATTGTTCAATATCTCGAACTTTGTACTTAAACTCTTCACCGTTTTTCTTAGCACCATATTTTAGACCATAGTAAGCAATAATACCAACGTGGTCTATCTCTGTACCTAATTTATTCATTTCATTCAACTTTAAATTACAATCATTACAGATATCTTTTAAAGCTAAATAACTAAATCTAATTGGTCTTTTTTGACCTCCTAATTCTACCTTATTCATTTTAATTTAATTTAATTGATTTATAAAACTTTCTTTAGTGATATTGAACTTAGCCAAACATTATTATTAGCAGAAGCTCTTTTTATCAACAACCCTGTAAAACTAGGTTTTAATAAAACTTTGTGTGTACCAACTGATGAGGGAATAGCTACATCAGGGTCTATATCATTATCCCATCCATCCATTACGAATAATCCACCTGCTGTGCTAACAGCAACTGTGTATTCTAATAGTAAAGTATCACCTACTGTAAATAAACCTGTCTTAGTTATATAACTTTGGGCATTTGCTGAGTTACTTTTAATTTTACCATAACCATCTTCTACAATAGATAATGAGTTATTGGTAGGATGTACAGTCCAATAATTAGGGTCATCAAACCCTGTATCTTCTATCAGTTCAGGTCCAAGCCCATTTGGATATAAATTAGATGTTCCAGTAAATGTAGCTGAACAAGTTAGATTATCTTCAACACCTGAGTCAAAACTTATACTAGAAACAAGTGCCTCACCTTGCCAATGTGTAATATTAATAGGGTCTTGATAATCGGTTGCACTAACTGCTGTTTCTATTTGCCAAGATGAGGTAAATATATTATCGCCTGTAAGTGTGTTTCCTGCTGAAGGATATAAGTAAAAACCATAATAACTTACAGGTCCTGCATCAGAAGCCTCTGTACTTACTGAACCTTGTATTCTAGTCCAAGTTGAAGTACTTAAACCCGTTATGTTTACCTGAGCATTAGAAGGTGCAGTAGTAGATAAAGTACCTGGTCCTTCAAGAATTGACCAAGTTATTGAATTTACAGGGAATACAGTTGCTGTACCACTAATTATCCTATAAATATTAAATTTACATTCTGTTTTAGCACCTGTTCCTGTAGACCCTTTGACATAAAAAGACCAGCATATTTTTTTATTAGCTAACCTACCTGCATTGGCTATATATTGTAACCTACTTGATGTACCTGAACCTGATGTAATTCTTGAAGCAGTTAAGCCACCAAATGGATTAGGTTGTAATTGACTTTGAGTAATTCCTGCCGAAGTAAAATTATCAACTCCAAATTGAGTAAGATTAGTTTTTATAATATTTCTAATTCTATCGGAAAAACTTAAAGTTACTTGAGTTCCATTTTTTAGTTTATCAAAAAAATCAGAACCATCTAAAGGTGTATCAGGATTTACTGATTGTAAAGAGTCAGTAGACATTTCAAAAGATTTTAAACCAGGCATAGAT